AGGAGATACCATTACGACGAGTAGTTCTTGGGTTCTTGCCAAGATACTTGATACCGTACAGGCGGATACCGAGCGCATCAGCAATCATCTGGAATTCAGGAGGCACCTTAGTCTGGACGTAGTTCATCCTGTCCAAATGCTCTGGATCTCCACCAGTTTTTTCGTAGTCAGACTTAGTTAGCGCAGTAACGATCTGATCAAAGCTGAATGGATCTGTGTCGGTTGGGAGGATGGGTGCCTCAACAACCTCAAGGGTATCTCTCTTGTAACCAGCATCAGGAATATTGTCAGGAGCCTCTGTTTCCTGTACAGCAGGAGGAGCCTCTTGCAACTGAGCATCATAGCCCAGCGCTGTTTCCTCAAGGCCAGCCTCAAAGACAGGAGCAAATACTTCTGCCACTTCATCTTGAGTGTAGCCCTCAGCCAACATGTCCAACATAGTTTCTTGGGCTTGCTGATTACGGAACTCTGGTGGGCGCTGCATCAGATTCAAAGCCTGACGCTGATAGCCACCTAAGCGCAGGTCACGAGTCTCCTGATCGAGAGGTTCGCGACGTGGGGCGGGTGCTACTTGTTGGGTAGCTGGCTCTTCACCCGGAGCTGGAGGTTCTTTGGTGATACCTTGCTCTTGTTCTGCAGCAGCTTGTGCGGCTAGATCCTTGGCAACAGTAAGACCGCGGCTACCTGTAGTGCGCATCTCATCCCGAGCAGCCTCAGTAGCTGCATTTAGGTCGAAAGCTTCTAGCTGGTTGACAAACTGGTTGACAAAACCGGGTGCGCGTTCTGCAATACGCTGACCATTCTTTACCAGATCGACATCCTGAGACAGGGCTTCCAGATTCAGGCCGGGGTTTGCAGCCCTTAGACGAGCGCGAGTAGCTTCATCTCCGGTGGCATACAGGTGAGCCATCAGTTCTTGACTGTTAGCACCCGATACCATCTCGGTATTTGTCAAATTGTTACGCCACTCTTTCTGAGTCTGGTCTGTTTGGGTAGTACCCGGCGCAGCATCAGGCGTAGCTGTTTTACCCTTGAGGCTAGAGATACCCCCAAAGAAGCCACCAGACACCCCGCCAAGCGCACCGCCAGCTCCAGCAGCCTCTGGTACTCCCTCAAGGAGATCTTTGTCTGGACGCGCTCCTGAGGTCATCTCGCCTACGTTCTGAGCGAACTGAGATCCACCCTCCTCACCAGCTTCTTGTATTGTTTCTTTGGCAACGCCTTTAGCTACTTCTTTAGCTATTGACTTTTTGACACCTTCTTCAGCTACGCCAGTTACGCCACCCAGAACCTTAGCTTCCAACTCACCAGCGCCAGATACCTTGTTCAAGACAAGCGAGATGGTTCCTGCCAAAGCAGTAGACACCACAGAAGCATCGTTTGCCAGCTTCATACGGGCTAGCTTAGGATCGCCCAGTTCAGCCAACAGCTTTTGATACTGGGGAGACTTGGCTAGTTCCTCTTCCTTCATGCCAAGGATGGACGAACGAGCGTCTGAGCCAGCGGCAGTGCCCTCAAGCACGGAGTTAACACCAAGAACTGTACGGGTTGCGTTGGTTGCAGCCAGACTAGAAGCTGCTTCAGCCGACAGACCAGACTCAAGACCCCATGCAAATGTCTTAACCGCTACGGTACGAGCAGCCAAAGCAACGGTAGCCAACTGTGGTGCCATCTCAAACAGCATGGAGCCAGCCAGACGTGGGTTAGTCAGGACTGTTGTAAAGCTGTCAACAAAACCCTTAGCATCCTCTAGCTCTTTGCGTTGTGCTTGCAGGGCTGGGGAGTCTTGCTCACGGATCTGTTGAATACCTCCGGCAATGTTTTCTGTCCCAGTAGTCCCAGTACGGGACTTAATGGCCTCATCTAGCGCTCCACCAGACGCAAGGTTCCCAAGTTCATATACACCCTTGACAATGTTAACGCCGCCCGTTAATAGGGAACGACCAGTGTCACCAATGAAATCGCCTTCCAATGGACGCGACGAATCCTTGATGGCGCGGTAGAGATACCACGACGACGCTGGGAAGGGGTAGGAAGGGGTTCTTGTAAAGCACGATCAGCAAGCACACCGGGACGGTAGTCTTCGCCTATTGCCTCGCTAGCAATACGCCCCGGGACGTACTCTTGTCCAGTATCTTTCTGAACAAAGTCGCCCGGTTTGTATGTACCATCGGAGATCCCCTTCCCCCTACGTCTAACTTCGGAGCCTGCTGTGTTTGAAGTCTTGTAGAGGGAAGTTGCCATTTATTTACCTATCATTTAGGAGGGCTATAAGGTATTTCTCTAACTGCTGCTGCAGCGGCCTCTTCGAGAGTTCTAACTTTTCCTGTCTCGTATAGGTTTCGCGCGCGGTTCAGTTGGTCTAGCGTATTCTTGCGGTAGTAATCTGCGTTGAATACGAAGCCGGGTTGTGATGCTTGCTTCTCTGCCAATGGGAACATGATATCCCGTAGCTGTTTGCCTATCGCATCCTTCTCGTCCTTGCCTTTCATGCTGGCAATTTCGATATCCTTACGGGCACGGAAGACTTCGCGATCCATTGCAGCTTTATTGGCTTCGCGAGACGTAGTGATATCTGCAGAGATTCTCTTGTCAGTACGCTGATTCTCGCCCGCTTGCTTCTGGCCTTCCAGTCTTTGTTGTGCTTGGAATGCAGCGTATTCTTTTGGCCCCATTGACGGAAGTATAACATTTAAGAAAGAGTCAAAAACCACTTCTTCTTTCCCATTCTTCATTACAGTGCCCACGGTTTTTAAACCGCCAAGCAACTCGTCTGGGACACGCTTCAACATAACATCATCAGGTATTTTAATTTTACTGTTTGGAACGTCGTTGAACATTTTTTTTGCGCCAGCAACGTCGCCAGTAACTTCAAAATACTTCAGAGCATCCAGAGCCCCTTCACTTGCTAATTCTTTGTCCTGTCTACGAGCAGCTTCAGCAATTTCAGGAGTAAATTTGGCGTGCTTAATTAGATTCTGATTGTTCAGATCTCTAAATAAAATCGCCTTTTGAGTTGAATCTAGCTCTGGGGCTACTCTTAAACTGCCGGGCTTAAACATATTGCCGCGAGCCTTAGCCTCAGCAACAGCAGTTGGGCCATCTTGGAAGCGACGAACACCAAGACTTTTACCGTCAGGAGTTATCTCCTCAGCCTCGTACCCAGCTTTCGATAGATTTTGAAATTGTGTATAGAGAGCTTTTTGGTCTGCAACAAATTCTTCTTCACGCTTAGCAGCATCAATCTGCATTTGTGTTTGCTGTCGAGTAAGCTCAGCCATCTTAGCGTCACGCTCAGCACGATCTTTCTCTAGGGCAAAGCGATCCTTATCCAATGCCATGCGTTCTTTATCGCGCTCGATGGCCTGTTGACGCTGCTCCATCTCTTGTGAAGTTTGATAGCCTTGAGCTAACCCGCCCAAGAAGGAACCGATTCCGCTAGCCATTATTTTTTACCTTTCAGTGCTTTCCTGCGACGCTGTACTTCAGCAGGGGTATGGGTCTGCTTAACCAACTTGTCTAGGTTTTTCTTACCAATCTTCTTGACAGTGTCGGCTGGGATCACATACTCTCCGTCAGACAGCATAGCTGGGATCTTGTCATCCACAGGCCCACCGGGGCCACTCACAGGGCCGGGGCCTTCGTGCATGCCGATTGCTTTGCGGTTCCAAGGAGTAGATATCTCGCCACCGTCAGCATTGCCTTTAAACAAACCAAAGCCTTTAGTGCCGCCGAATGCCATACCGCCCAACTGACCTAAGCCACCCCACAGAGCAGCATCAGCTTGCTGTTGAGCATTATAGCCTTGCATACGAGCGCCGAACTCTTGTCCGTAAATTCCACCAGCAGTGCCGTAGCCTTGTTGTGCGCCAGCCATTTGTTGACTGTAGCCTTGGTAGCCTTGACCCATGATATTGCCGGGAGCCATTGCTGAGTTGGTAGCACCTTGACCTGCGCTAATGCCAGTACCAAAGGATGCTGTCACGTTGGATGGTAAGCCACGACCAAGTGCAGCCGCGTCATACGTCATTGCTCGGCCTTTATCAACAGCAGCTTCTCTAGCGCCAGTAGCAGCGCCAGCACGAGCCAAAGCTTCTTGCAAGTTGAGCTGTTGGTTCAGAGCTGCGAACCTACCAGAGTTTGGATTGACACCAGATGCACGGGATTGACGTTGCGCTTGGCCTCGCATGTTTGCAAATGCTGAAGCGGTATCAGCAATCGCACCACGCGCCAACTTCTCACGCTCAGCCTCAGTGTTGTACTTCATTGCCTCATCCGTCAGCTTCTGCTCAAGAGGACGGAAGGTGCCTTTCATGTAGTCTTCGTACTCTTTAGCCTGACGCATTGACTCTTCCTGAGTCGTGACTTGGCCTTGTAGTACCTCAGTAAGAACTGGCTTTAGATCTTCGTACTGTCTTTTGTAGAAGTCTAGTTGCTCTCTGGCTATTTCCCTCTGAGCATCAGCAGCAGTCTTAGCAGCTTCGGCGCTGGCAAGCATACCGGGATTTGGATCTGGTGCGCTACCCTTACCACCAAAGCAGATGTTCTTCTTCTGCCAAACGGCTAGGTGGCGCTCAACCTTATCTTTAGGGTTGTCGCACACGTCTCCGTAGAATTCATTGAAACTATCGTATTTGTCGAACATTCTCAGTCCTTTAAAAATCTACACTTGTCTCGCCACATAACATATAGGATGACATCACCGCCATCGTGAGCCGCACCTTTGAGCATAGTTTCAACTTCGAAACCTATGTGTTCGACAAGGCGTTTAGAATCTACGTTCGAGTCTTCAACCCAAGCTGTAATTCTCTTGCAAGATAATTGCTTGAAGGGATATGCAAACGCAGCTTTAAGTAAGCTCTTGCTAATCCACCTCTTGCCTCTTCCCGCGCAATGCATGAAGATGTTATTCGTTGTGTACCCTTCATAGAGTACGGCACCGACTAGACCGCCATCGATCTCTCGTCCTATTCCTTGCATACCAGCGGAGTACATTACTGGTACGCCGATATCCTTTAGGAAGTGCCATACCCTATCTGGGTCGTTAATTAGTTTTTCCATACACTAATTGTTAAGACGATCTATGATCTCGTTAATTTTTGCAATCGCTTCATCTGGTGTTGCTGTATCAGGAAGGTATTCTAATTTACCCCCTCGAACCCCAGTTAACATTTCAATGTTCTGTTTCATGGGGCCCAAGAGGGTTGATAGTCTACGATCAGGAACAACAACAGCAGGGATCGCTGGCTTCCTTAGTCGGCTCATAGTGTTTTCAGCTCTTTCATAGTTTCAGCAACTTTGATGTACCTGAACTCTACGTTGCCGGATATCTTCATTTCAATGATAGTGCCCTTGTACCCAGAAGGTAATCGGTACACACCACTCTCAGTGTAAACAGTATTGTAGACCTCGTTACCGTCAACAATTAAAGTAAACTGAATGAAGCGATCATCCATTGCCTGAGGAATCGGCTGAAGGATAGAACCACCCATCACAAAATGATTGAGTGGTTTATCGTTTAAGTCGCCCTCAAGAGGATCACCAGTATCAAACAAAACTTGGTTAGCATCTTTGATAGACTGTACATACGCTTCCCACTGTGCTGCTGCTTCTGCACTGAGGAAGTCGGCATCAATCTCAATGGCACCCAAGTTAATTGGATCTGAGAAGATAAACTTCTTGGATAACCATTCAAATGGGAAGTTGTTTAGCCTGTTGCCTTCCCACTTGTATACAGTCCTATCCCACAAGTAGTACAGCTCAGCAGTTTCTGGATCAGTAAATGATGCACGAGCTTGCACGTTCGTTGTAGAGAACGGAGATGCCTGCATCGTGCGGTCAAGAATGAAACCACCGTTAGGCAGATACTCAGTCGCCTGTTGATAGAAGCCAAAGTACTTACCGTTGTATACTGCGCCACGAATTGTAGGAGGATTGAACTTTTCAAAGTTATCCCGCAGCATGATGTTGCCAGTTGCCAAGCCAGTACCAGCAGGGCCTACCAAGCAAATACCATTAGGGCTTGCATACAGCACACCGTTTGCATCAGATGCAACAGAACGCGCAGACACGCATGGCTCAAGCTCAGTCAACTTCTCTGGAGTCATGGCACCCGGATCTGTACCAGAGAATACAACTGGGTATCCTTTGGTTAGAACCACAATGCTTTGACCGTACACAGCAATGTTTACAATGTCTGCTTCGACAGTGTATCGATAGGCTATAGGCCAAGCTTGCGGGAATCCAATCTCAGAAAACAGAACTTCTCTAAGGTGGAAGCCAGCCAAGAATCCACTAGGGTGAGCAACTATCCCGCTTAGTTCGCCGGGCGGTACACGAATAATTGTTTGAAGCTCTTCGCCAAGCTGAGTTGCTGTCTTGCTGTCGTTGTAGGTATAGCCCGGAGTTGCTGCGTTACTTGCAGGGATCTCATCAACAAACAAAAATGTAGGCGTAGATCCAGATACAGATCTATAGATACGAATCTTTGTTACGTTCTGATGAGCAAGGGCAGTTGCATCTTCAAAACCAGTTAGGTCAACCGTATCATTTGCATGAATAGTTACTACATTTGAAACTGCTGAAGGAGCGCTCTCTTCTTCAATGCCGCCAAACTCTTGGACGAAAGTGTAGACGTAGATTCGATCTTCAGTAGTACCACCACCGACATGAACCTCGGTTGCAGTAAGCGCTGCAGCAGGAATTGGAACTGCGCCGTACAACCAATCAGCAGGAGGAGTGCCGTTAGTTGTCCCAGCCAAGCTTGAATTTGTTTTCTTTAACTCACTATTCTCTGTGTAGTAGACAGAGCTTGCTTCTGAATCATCCACGATTGGATTCAGTACAGCAGATACCACAGAATCCCAGACAACCCATCGGTCATCTTGGGCGTTGGTCTTCATTTTGTACAGGGTTTCACCGAACTCAATACACTCAAAAGCCGGAGTAACCGCAGAAGGCTTGTACCAACCCCTGAGGTCTCCGGCGTAAAGTTTAGTATTGATAGCTCGTTGAGCCTCACTGTCTTGAAGCAAGTGGGCGGCTACCCGTGGTACATAACCGCCCTGCGTCATAAGCTTCAGACCTGCCATTTTTTCCCCTTACACAATTCGCTCCCCACGGAAAAATGCTTTCTCGTTATGGACGGAGCAGAACTCTGGATATATTAGTTCGCCATCTACGATCGTCAGGACAGCAAAACCAGAACAATGATTCTTTGGTTCGTCCTCGCCGTAGTGCATGTGATCACCGTCAACTTCAGCTAGGGTGCCAGTGTCGATACCCCAACGAGTCCCGCGGTAATCCGTGAGTAATGTTGCTTGCAACCTGTGAAGGTGTCCAGTACAAACAGAGATACCTCCATATAGGGTGTTGTTCCATGTAGCATGTACACCGTTGCGGAAGCGATGCTTGATCATGAGGTTCTCATTGACCATCAAGCTCATTGTAAAGTTCCAGTGCGGGAAGTGATCCTTTAAAGTGAATCCAGCAACACCCGCATACTCTGGTACGTTTTGAGCAAGCCTAGCTTCGAATCGCTGATCATGATTGCCCATCGTCCACCATAACTCTGAGCCCTTAGCAACTAAACGAATCTCATCTAGTCGCTCTTGTACAGCCTCAAGTTCTTGTTTGACGTTGGGTGTTGTGCCCCAGCCAGCTTTGGGGAATCTGCTGATAGATGAGCCATCAAACATATCACCATTCATGACGATGATTTCTGGCTTCAATTCTCCAGCGATTTCTAAGAATGCTTGATGCGCAGTACTAACCACACCCGGCCAGTAGTGAGCATCGGATGCTACTAGTATTGTCCCGTTTTCTAACTCACAGTTCACACGAGGAGAATGTTCACGGATTGTGAACGTCGGTGATCTGAAGTCAGAAGCGGCAAGAGTTGATCCGATCTTTTGCTCTAGTTGTTTTCTGCGGCGATATACCCACCGTAGATCAACATCAAGATCTCTTGCTACCGCAGCAGCAGATTGATATTTATTCCAGCTATCTAAAAACTCTTGCTCAGTTATTCGAGACATACAGCACCCTTATTTTGGGAGCATAGTCATTGCCATGCTCAGCAGTTTGAATATTAGAGCGCCTACGGTTGCCGATACACCTGACAACCACATCAGTGTTTTCCACCCACCACGAGCTTCAGACAATGTCTCTCGGATAGAATGCAAACACTCTTTTACTTCACGGAGTTCGGTATGCACTGCGTTTAACTCACGTTGCAGGGACTCGATCTCAGCCTCATGACGACCTAAGTCGCGGTGAATTTCCACGTCCATTACGCTACCCTTTCTCCGTTGCGAAGTTGAGCTAGTGTCTTACCACCTGTGTATTGGAAGTGCGGAAACTCTTTGAACTTCTTCCAATCACCAGCCCACTCCAATCCGGCCTCTTTACCTAGACTACCGATGGTTTGCCATACAGGGTTCTTTGTATCCCAGCATGCCTTACCATTAACGATAGGTACTACATCGAAAGCGCACCTGTGATTATGCCAACTTTCTCCAGCTTTTGCATTAGTAACAATCTTACCGGGTTGCGTTCTGCCTTGTGCGTATAGTGCATTCTGACTTTCTGCATCTCGGTATGTCGAAGTTATCAAGATATCTATATCATTCTCATGGCATAGCTCAAGAAACTTACGAGCCTTGTCTTGCACAACTGGCAACAGGTCGTCAATCTTGCGAGAGTTTATCATTTATTTCGTTCTTTCTGTAGCATATCTTGGCATGCATTAAGTTGTTCTACTGCTCTGTCTGCTTCGTTGAGGAGGGCGATAAGATCTCTTGAAGTCTTTTCAGAAAGTCTGGCTCTCGTTTCACCATTAGATCCGCAGGTACAGGCGGTAGTTCCGGGCACTTCAGTTCCGGGCGAACCACTTGAGACGTTGACCCACAACCCACGAGACTCAGCGTCAGCAATAGCAGCAGCTTTTTCACGATCCTTCTCCTGTAGTTTCTTTTGATACTTGGCTGATACTTGGCTTGCTTTTTCCGCAGACGCACGTTCCGCCGCTAGTACCTTTACATTGGCATCCTCTAGGGCACGGTTGAATTCGGCTAGTTCCTTGACACGAGCTGCATCCCACTCGCCCTGCTTCAGAGAATCCCCTAACCACCAGCCCCCGGCAAACAGGGCACCCAGAAGAACCAGCTTGATTATCCATGCGTATCCCTCAATTAGCTTTAGCATTACGAACCTCTTCAACCTTCTCTTGACCTCTAGTCCAAGCAGCTACACCAAGGATCGCGCCGAATGCCATGTGGAATAAACCACCATTAGATAATGTCAAAGGCACCCACTGTTGAGCTACCTTGCCTTCTCCGTGGATCTGGAGTAATGTCCAAACGATAGGGAATACTAGGAAGTCACACAGGTTAATTATCATATAGACAATTGCCATCATGGGTCGCCATTGTGTGCGCATCCAATCATCGCCAAACCATTTTGCCATCACCATTGACCCCCTTGTTGGAACATCCACCAGATGCCGTAGAAACTACCAAGCGATAAAAAAACCGCGATGACTATTGCCACGGCGGTTTCGATTGCTTCTCGGCGTTTAGCCTTCTGTCTTCGTTTTCGATCTAGCTCAGCCCTAGCTTTGAGTTGAGCCTCTTCGATTGCATGTTTCTCTGCCTCAATAATTCTTGCTCGTTCTTGACACATCTCTTCGTACAAGCCGGACTCGTTGAAGCCGTAGATCAGCATCTCTCGAAGTTCAACTTCCATCTTGAACATCTCGCGACGCATGAATACAATGTCGAGAGCTTGCTCAGTAGCAGAGCGTTTATTCTCTGGCTTAACCTGAACTTCGGCTGTCTTCTTGTACTCAATTTCAATCTGACCTTGGGCGTGGAAGAAGTCGCGAATCTCATGGTAGCAATCGCGAACTTCTTTCCCCAACTGAACTGCTTGACGGACTCCTTTCACAGCGGCTTGAGCGCCAGCAAACACTGCCGCAATCGTCATGATCGGTTCCATCTCTCTCCTTTAGTCTCCGAAGAACCTCCTTACGAAGCCCATGTCGTTGACAAATTTTCCCTTCTTAATGAAATCGAGTAGACCAACATCGTGAATCTTTGGGTCATACTCCTCGCATGAGAACGATACTTCTTCTCTAGGAACTAGGATGTATTGTGCCAATGGTGTACCAGCAGGGATTAGTTCAGTGCCCTCTTTTACATTCCATCGGATGAATGGATTCATTGCCGCCGCGCCATACTCACGGACAAACGTCCCCGGCATTACCTCAAACCTACAATCATCTTGGTAGGGTATGGGCATTTCCAGAAGGTAGTATCCTTTGGGTACTTCGCAGCGCCAACCAGTATTAAACTTTAGTAAATGCTTTAGTGATTGATCAGGCCAGTTGTCCATGAACTTAGAGTAGTTCTGTTCATGAACCCAATCCATCAATGGTGTGTCCCACTTATGTGGTGAGCGCCATTCAAATGACAGGCCATCGCCATTGGTTGTGATTGCTATATCAGACCAAGTACGCATAATCCATCCATGCCTAAGCAGATGGAATATTCCGGGGCATCGAGCCGCATGCACGTTACTCTGTGTTTTGTAGTCAGGCTTCTTTGCTACGGCTGCATAATCATCTCTCATGCGCCTTACCCAAGGGAAAGATACATCCTTAGATCTTTCCATTGGATAAACTTTTGCTACGTCAGGTATTTCATTTATGAACTTTAGATGCACACATCCTCCACAAGTCGCTATACGAAGTACGCACAAAACTCATTGTGAGTATTCTTCTGGTTTTGCCCGGGACAAGTTTAACAGAATGTGGCACACTTACGTCAAGCAGATATGTTTCGCCCTCTTGAGCAACAAACCTTTCTACTGGCATAGCCTTCTCATTTACCCACTGATAGAAGCAAGTTTCTTCATCATTAGCATCTAGGTAATGATTGATTGTTGCTATCCTCGCAAGATCAACATGGGTGCCAAACATAGGATTCTCACAATCCTTCGGCACATTCATTTCAAGTATGGATAGTGTCGGAATCTCGACAGCCCTTACTGCTACTGGCAATTGAGAAATTAAATATTCTGTAACTCTCTTGCTTGGTATAAGCAGTACATCAACAGGGAGCAAGGTGTTTGTGAGTTCCAGCTCCTTCGCATACTTCTGTCTTTTCCCTAGAGTTCTGTGAACTTGTAGAGGTACACCCTCAAGGCAGTTCGTGTCCAGAGATAAGTTCAGCTTTGCGTAGTTGATCATAGACTGTTTCGAATGGAGTTGTTATAAAAGAAAATCCTAAAGACTTTCGTATATGCGGTGCTGCCAACTTAACATCATGAACCTTATCGACGTTGAGTAGGTACACATCTCCGTGTTGCGCCACAAAGCTTGCCACCTTTACAAGATTAGATCCTTCGTACTCATAGAAGGAAGTCTCCTCGCCATGTGTATCAAAAAAGAAACTAATGCTTGCCAAGCGTGTGAGATCTCTGTGCGCTGGTAGAACATTGTTCTTGTGCTGCGGCTTGATGTTCATACACCAAAGCTGTGGGCTTTCAATAGCTATGAGATCCGCAGGAAGTAAAGGTAGCAATGTAGCTACATCTTCTTCCCGCGGGATGTATGTCGCATTTGGTATCGCAACATAATTCTCAAATTGTTTCTTAGCCCTTAGGCTATGTTTCTGCGCTGCCGCATAGTAATGCAGAACCTTCATCTTTGTTGCATCAAGTGAAAGATCTGCGTCTGGCAGCGTAATGTTTAGCTTTTGGAAATATGGAAACACATTAGTCTCTTAGCGTAATGAACATTGCATCAACTGTTACAGTAACAAATTTGTTACCAGACACTACAATCTGGCGTGGGCCTGTTACAGTTTTACCATCAACAGTGAATGAGCCGCACATCAAAAATACTTTATCACCATCTTGGAATCCCCAAGTGTCACCAGCTTTAACAACTTGGAAATCAAATGCTGGCAAAGTATCGTTTGCAGTTTCATTGAAGCACCATACGACACATGGCTCAAGAACCTTTAACAGGTAATCACCATCTGGTATCTCGTGGTCTTTATTGCTCCAGCCAAACTCTTGATCAGTAATGAGACCCATTGCACTCTCATGAGTATTGTGGCCGGACTCCATGAACCACCAGTATTGCTTCAACTCACCGTCATCACGGAGAATCTTGCCGCCAGAGAAAGTGAAATTGTTTGATGCCATCACTCGGTCATTGATGAACTCACCCTTACGCAGAGTGGTACGGTCAATAACCCAGCCGTGGCAAGGGTAGGATTTTATTTGCATTAGATCACCTCTGGGGTATCTGGTTCGTAGCGTGGCAACAGTGTGAACACACCGTCCTTATACCAGTACTCGTCTGCAACAATGTTATCGGAACAGTCAACCCAGAACAGAGGATCAGCTACAGGAAAGTCCTGCGCTGAAACCTCTGCTACACGGAATCCACTTTCCCGAGGTTCCATTGGGGAAATTAAAGCTTTCATAATCACCTCGATTAGTAGTATTCGTAGACTATCACAACACCATTGGCGCCAGTAGCAGCATTGTTTGTGCCGCTGTTGAACCCGCCTCCGCCGCCACCACCGTACAAAGATGACAATGCAGATCCAGCCGCGGTACTCTTAGCGCCAGTACCAGCACCAGAATATCCAAAACCAGAAATACCGCCATCAGTTGAAACAGTAGTCGCATCAGCAGCCTTAGCACCATCAATGTTGATGCCTTCCGCAGGAGTGTTGGAGAATGTTGATGTACCAAGTCCACCACTTCCACCAACAGAAGCAGCAGTAGCAGGAGCAGCGCCATCAAACTTTTGACCGCCACCACCACCAGTAGCAGTAACGTGTGAGCCAAAGGATGAAGCACCACCAGAACCACCGTCAGTGTTGGCTGTACCTGTCTTAGATGCTGTGCCACCAGTACCAACAGTAACAGTCTCAGTAGAGCCAAGGGCTGCAGCAAGAATTAACTTGCGAGAGTAGCCACCACCTCCACCGCCAGCACCAGAGTTAGTTACTTTACCTACTGTACCGCGAGTAGAGCCACCACCACCAGCAGCAACTACCTCAACAATCACAGCCTTCAGGCCAGTGTTCTTAGTCCAAGTGCCGCTAGAAGTAAAGACTTCAATGGAAGGAGGATCTGCTGTAAATGTGATATCACCTGTTTGGCCGTTGAAGCTAAGCACGCCATCGTTGTCAATAGTGATGTCACCATCAGGTGCGCTTACAGTAATGCCATCGCCAGCCGTTAACGACCATACACCGTCGTTGTAGATTACAGGATTACCAGCAACCCCATTGCCATCGTCAACACTGATACCAGCATTGCCAGCAGTAATAGTCCGAGCGGTTGAGACGTTAGCTCCCGTGCGTACCATAATACCGTTGGCACCCGGGTCTTGCACCACATCAAGATTTGCTCTAGCGTCACCTTCATTGCCAGCTCCTGTACCACCCTGAGATATGGGTAGGTCAACGATGTTCTCACCCTCAGCAGCAGCAGCGAAACCAGCAGCAGTCGGGCGCAGTTCAAACTTGTCACCACCAACATAAGCGTTGGCAGATGTTCCTTCTTGGCCGCGAACCACAGTCATCACGTCACCAACACGAGCGGTAACTTTTACGATCTCGATGTTGTTCGACGAATCAACAAGAGTTGCGTAAAAGTAATCACCGACACCCAAGGTAGGGAACAGTGAACCGCCGCTGGAGGCAACCGTGATAGTCGTAGCTACGGCTGAGATGGAACTTGCTAGAGTAGTACTAGCATTGTTAGTCCATTTGATTGCCATTCGTTATGCTCCTATTAAGCTGCGGTTACAGTCCAAGTGATAGTCATCGCATCAGACGCACCCTTGTTCACAACAGCAAAGGTTGTGTGGCAAAGCATTATGCCGCCAGAACCAGCGTTGAATATGCCAGCCTCTTCCAGTGCGCCAGTACCAACGCCAGCACCAAACGATGCAACATAGGTTACAACATTGTCAACAGCCGTGGAAGATGTCAGCGCTTGACGAGCCAACTCATTACCAAGGGCTGTGTCACCAGCAACAGGGGAAGTGCCATCATCACCAACAGCCATGTGCGACATAACAGCTTGTGCTGTACCGACCATACGGCTGGCAATGAAGTCAAGACCAACGTCAACGACTAGGTTATGGATCTCGCGCTTGTCTTTCAGATCACCAGTTACGGGATCAAATACTTCAATGAGGACATCGCCTTTCAGCTTGAAGTTCTCAGTTAACATTAGGTATCTCCTTATGGGCCATTCAGAGTGAAGAAGTTCAGAACATAATTGTTAAGCAGTTGAGCCTCAGCAGAAATGATTTGTACAACCAAGAGTCACCAGTTACGTTCTTGTAATAGTGCCTAGCGTCGGCATCCGTTATTGTTGCCGAGTCTGCCAGAGGTCTACTGAACTGCTTACTCAGTGCCTCAGTTACGATGCTCGTATCATTGAAGCTACGATTGAATTGTACTACCCTAGTGAATACATCAGATGCACTAAAGCTTTCAACGAGAGCCCTTGCCATATCTTTGGCCGCCGCATCTGAAAGAATAGATTCATCCTGTAGTGCTTTGGATATATCTCTTGTCGCAGAGTCGGAGGTTGATACGGTTTCAGCTACTGCTTTAGCTACGCTTCTTGTATCACTATCACTTATTGCAAAGGTGTCGGACGCAGGTTTAGCTACACTCTTTGACGGAGCGTCACTGAGTATGGACTCGTCGGACATTGATTTGTCCACGTCCTTAGCCAAACTCTCAGTAGCGTCAACCGCATCAGAGAGTGATTTATCTACATCAATGATGTTGGTATCGGATATCGCAAAACTATCAGAGAAACTTCGCAGTATGATAATTGTCACTACGATAACATCAGTAACACCATAGGAATCACTGAATGGTTTCTCAACAGCTTTAGCCGCCGCATCGTTGCTAGAGAAAGAATCAGCCCTTGTTGTTGCTATAGAAAGGGAGATACTATCGTTTGCCGATACTACGTCTTGATAGAGCTTGTACCATCCAGCCTCATCGAGATAGGATGTAGCTTCTATCAAAGCAGCTTGAATCGCTGTTTGCGGTAACTCTATTGATACCGTTGCGGTTCCGACAGCAGCAAACAGAGAGGCCGAAGCCTTTGCCCGTTCGATGACTACATTCACCGCTTGGACACTAATGCTGCTTGCTACCCTTACTTCTGAGACTAGGGCTGAGGCGAGGACGGAAGATACCGTCACTCCCATCTTAGAACTCCGAACGTAGTTTGAACTTTAGTAAGTCGTAGACAGTCTGTATTGAACCGTCTTGGAACGTGATTTCAATTTCGCCTTCGTACTCACCGGGTGGGCCATCAAGTGCTGTAGGTTCTGTAGTCCAATAAAAGGCTACGACACCGCCAGCTCCATTTGTTACCACGCCAGTAATTGTGGCTGTTAATACGGTAGCTCCAACTTGTCTGAACTTTAACAAGACTGTGGCACCAGTGATGTTGATTGCATCGCCAGTGGTTTCGTCTGTTAGTGTGCAGATCAAGGTAGGCTTCGTATCACCTTGAACTAGCTTGATCTTGTCCGTCATTAGATTCTCCGAATTTTTACATGCTTACTAACGCGCACATAGTTCTTCAGAGCGCGATCCCTAGCCACGTTCAATCCAGCAGTGTACAGAGCTTGACGAGCAGCAGCTAGTTTGAAGTCTGTGTAAGGCTTGTCATGAGACATGAACATCCTAGCTAAAACGCCGTGAGCTATGATCTCTGCATAGTCTTCGTAAATAACATCGTCAATAGATGAAGTGCTACGAGTTGGCTTTAACGCTACAACTAGAGTTATAGCATTGGCAAGTGTTTCATTAGGGATTGGATAAACAGAAAACGTATCAGCATCTTTCTGCCATACGTTCCGCGGATCTTCACGCCTTACTGGTGCATCTGCTGCATTTGGATTGTACGCAGCAGGAGTAGTGATCTCATCAAATGAGACGGGGGTAAGCTCCCTACCTTTGTACCAGCCCTTCAGGATCTTTGTTACTCTCCTATCCTTCGGTGGCTCAAGGTCATAGTCAGATACATCGACAATCCCAGTTACAGGATCTAGTGTAGTTTGTAGGATCAAAGACTTTTCGCAGAAGTCAATGATTGTGTTTTTAATTTCTAGTAGTGCCATGTCTACGTTCGCAGATGGAACGTGAGGCATAACATTATCTAGGAAGTCGCTATGGTTTTTCATTTCTGTATCAACTCCCTCTGCCATAGTGCGCGTAGATTTGCTGCTCTAGTTCCTTCTGAATACTCATCATCTCTAAGTTCAGATCTAAAGACAACATAATATGAAAGCAACTTTTGCACGTTATGAGGGAGTGGTATCTCGTCTGTGGCAACGTAGTCAGGATCGTCTGCAGTCCAACTAAGACCACTACCTAGTCTGAAGTCTGGACGCATACGGAACATCTCAGACACCCCGTCATTGCAGTAACCCATCAACTGTTCATCAGTGTACCGAACGCCTGACGCATCGTTAAGGGTGACTCGCACATCATCAATTATCTCTTGGAAGGTATGGGACATTCTTTATCACCACTTAACTTTATCGGCCCAGTACGCAGCACTCATCTTGCCTTTGGCTATATCCTTAGCATGACGAGCCTTGAAGCTTTCTCTGCGCTTGCGGTACGATTCTGATTCCCCGGCTTTCTTGGGTGAGCCTTGAACACCCTGTTGACCAAAACGAATTGTCTTGACCTGATCACCTTCTTTTGCCACAACGACGTGTGACTTGGTTGGATGATCTGGAGTGCGCTTAGGCTTGTTGAAGCCAGCAACACCCGCCCTCTCTAACCTAGGATCTTTCTTCATTTCTTAAATCCCTTCAAGGTCTGGGCAAGTCGAGCGCGTTGACCCAACTTACCCGGAGCCTTCGCAGCCTTGGCTAACTTCTTCTCTGGAATCTTCTCGCCCTCTTTAACACCTAGTTGCTTACGCAGCGCACCCGGTTTCTTGATTGCTTTATCGATCCAATGTTTAGCCATTGCCGCTCCTTACTTTTTCAAATGAGATATATCTGGTTCCTCATACAAAGGCTTGAATGCCTCGAACGGCCAGACGCCGGGCTCCATATCAGGGAACTTAACCAGAACAGCGTCACCCCTTGGAATCCAGCAGAACTCTACATACTCGTTCTCTGCTGAGAATGCGTAGCCATCCATCATCTGAAAGCCACCGCAATTTTTATTCTTGTCTGTGATAATGGTAAGCCCACCCCTGTTGTTCTCAAAGAACATTGCATGGTAGTGAGGCTTACCCGGGTTATCACACTCTTCGCATTCATGAGCGAACGCGGTAAGAGACAACAGCAATGCTAGTGCTGCAACCATAAACTTTTTCATAACGTGCCCTCGGTTGGGTGGAGGGCATACAACACCCTCTGACGTTTAATCTTTGGATGTTTTCTTTTTACCAAACACTGCTGCAGCCATATCTGATGCATCAGGTTCGGTAGCTACATTCTGTACTTCTTCATCGAGAGATTCGTGTACCACCTTAGCAGCTACCTTCTTCTGCGCTTCGGGTGCATACCTCTCCATATCACTACGTTTTGCCAAGCCTTCATTCCATTGGAAGATGCGGCCAGTAGGACGGTGGATTAACCGATTGTGTTTGCTTTTGATTTGCGTAGACATAAAGCCTCATAAAAGAAAAAATGGGAAGAGGCTCCCGTGTAAGAGCCCCCTCCCGTTCGTTAGCCCAGATTAGGCTTTCGAAACATACAGGTCAACCAGAGCTTCTGGCTTAACAACCTTGAAACCATACACGTTCAATCCACGAACGATGTTACCGAACGTAGTCTGTGCGCGGAGAGTTTCAACATTGGTGATCTGAGAAGCAAACGAGATTGCATCACGAGTGCCGCTCAGAACGTGCCAGCAGTTAGTGCCGCTGTCATCAACAACGTCGAGGTTGTTAGAGACATACAAAGTGAAGCGATCGATCATACCGATCTTACCGTTACGCAGAGGGGACTCAGCGTCACCAGTAAGGTAAGCTTGACGCAGATCGGAAGTCTTCAGCATTGCCGACATCCAAGCAGGGATCACCATCCAGCGACCATCTTCAGGGACATTCTGCTCGTCGAGTACTTGACCGCACTTCAGGATGTTATCCAGAATGTTGTCTTTGTCGAGAGCGACCGAAGCACCAGTGGTACCCAGATCGATGTCGCCGGAGATAGCACCAGCAGTTGCAGCGACGTTGTTCAGAACGTCATTGTCGATAGCGATCTTCATCTGCTCGCCAGCGTCGTTGGTGAAGATGTCCATCAGCTTAACATCAGCCTGAACAGCGTCAACGTCGTCAACGATAACAGAGAAGTACTTGCCGTAGTCGATAGTCAGTTCGAGAGGAGTGCTCTCAGGAACTTGGTTCGACAGGTTCATGCCCTTCGAGTACGAAGAGATAGTGATCGTTGGGATCGAACGGATATGAACGGTGTCGCCTTGGTTCTTGATCTCACCTTCCCAATCGTTGTTGGTGATCTCGCCCAAAACTGTGGACTTATAAAACTTGACCTGCAGCTTGCCACTCCAGATCTCTGGAATAAAGGCTGAGCCTGCTGGATCGCCATTGTAGGAATACTGCGGATAACCTGCGCTTACTGGAACAGTCATTCTGTTCTCCTTTCAAGATAGATATATTATCCGCAGCTCTTGAGGTTATCGGATTCGACCCTCAATTGATGCGGAATGGATTTCAGCTTCCATTGCCACTTGATCCTTCGCACTTACTCTACCTGCTCGGCATGCAGCATAAAAGTCTGCAATCTCCTTGCGGGTAAAGAATCGCTTACCGGGCGGGGCAGTAACTCGCTTGTTACTATCCGGTACCTGATGAGCGGCGGCTGCTGGATTGTGGCGTTGGTTTTGTTTCGCTGCCACCTCGTTCTCGTATTTATTAAAGAAACGAGCTACCAGTTCGGCATCCCTGTTTTGCTCAGCAGTCGATAGGAGGTCTTGGCGTGTATGACCACTAAGCTCGTCATATTCATCCAGCCACCGTAGGAAGTTTTCATCAGAGTTGATGTTGACCCAGTTGGGTGCCAGTTGGTTCAGGCGATCATAAAATTGCACGTTGGCATCTTTGGCAGTTGTCTCACGGACACTATCAAATTGACGCTTCAGTTCAGCAATCTCTTGATCCTTCGCCAAGCTTGCAGCCTTGGTTGCTCTTTGTATAACATCGAGCAGATCATCTCCGTACTTCTCACGATCGGCATCACTGATGAGTGACGACGCTTGAGCCTGTGTTGCCTGACTCTTCAAACTTTCTACTTGCTCAGCTAAGAGTTGAATTTGATTCTTCAGCTCTTTATTCTCGGACGCGAGTCGCGGTACCTCTGCGCGATACTTGCCCTCAATAACTCGATAACGCTGTTCCCACGGTTCTTCCTTAGGCGGCTCTGGCGTCTCGATGGGTGGAGTCACCGCCATTGCTGCAGGATCTACATCCTGAGGATCAACTGTGGGAGCCGGATCGGGTACAGGCTCGTTCATTGCATTGTTACCATCCAATTGCTTGTTCTCATAAAACGAGCTATGGATTGCGTCTGCCTTCTCAGCAGCTTCGCGTACCTTACGGGGGAGTGCCATAAATTTTCTCCATGAGCCCTTGGATGCAACTGTCATCCTAGGTCTTCATTAGTGCTGACGTAGTCCTCGGTCAGCTTCGAGGTATCAGAGCTTAGCGCCCTTGAAACTTACGGATCGTGGCTAGTGCTTCATCACTACGATTGAGGAAGTCTCGTATGATCTGAGCCGCGCCTTGGTTCCAGCGAAGTTGAACTTCGTCCTTGGTAACGCAAGAATCGCGGTCGATCTCTTCGAGAGTATTCCGAAGCCATTGGCACACGGTCTCAAATTGTTGATTACCTTTCAAACTAGCTAGAGCTTGAACGGTAGAGTGGTCTGGTTTTGTTAGCACAAATCACCTTTTAGATTTCTTAGACTTTGCCTCGTAATCTTGACGGGCAGACTCGACAGCGGCTTCAAGTGCTTTTCTAGCGGTAGCCGAAGTATTCGCAGGAGCGCGATCGAGTGCTGCTTTAGTCGCAGCGTATCGAGCCCCCGCCGCGGATACTTCACTCTCACTAGCGGAATTTGAAGAGCCCTTCGGACGCGCATCACTCGGATACGGCTTCGACGGACGCGCATCATTCTCACTCTTCGTAGCTTTAGGGATCGGCTTACTTGGTCTGCTGTCACTAGCACCGGGCTTTCCTTTCGGATAAGGCTTCGAGGGACGACTATCGTTGTCTACTGGAGGCCGTGGATTATCAGGGATATAAACTTTCCTATCTCCGGATGATACACCTCTAGTGTTAGATTGTCCTCGCTTATTGGTTTTGCGTAGCGTAGGTGCTGTCTTACCAGACACGTCTTCTGCTTTATCAGTCGAGACTGTAGGCATCACTGGTGTAGAGAATACCTTCTTGTCTTCAGCAGTAGACGATGAAGCGGAAGGAGCAGAACTCTTTTGCAGTCTCTCCCACTCTGTCGTAGTGTCATTAACCTTAGGCATAGGCACTGCTTCAGTCTTAGCTTCACCAACAGTTGGCCCCATCGTGACACGACCCATCTTACGAGCGATTGAATCCGCTGTATCTGGAACGTAATCTCTACGGGCATTCTCACTGTCAATGCGAGACTGCTTGAACTGCTGTTCCTTTTCGTACTCTGCTTTGCCTAAGCCAGCTCCGTACTTGTTGTAAGCATCCGACCCCGGGGCATCAATGTTGCCAGCTTTTAAACGATCGAACAGACGACCGAAGCCGCCTTTCAATTTGTCTAATGCACCAACTTCTTGAGACTTCTCAATTTCGTTGTAGCGATCAGAAGCTTCAATACCCATACGTTTGAAATCGTCTTCAGATGGAGTACCGTCTGCGAGATGCTTAACGTCCGAGGAGTGGAAAGGGGATGGCTTGCTAACGACTCCGTGGCTGGGCATGCCTCCGGTCTTTGCCATATTTTCTCTCGCCCACTTTGGGACTGCCATGTTAGCATTTGCCTTTCTTCTTCATAGCCGAGCCACCGTTTGCCATCTTCTTCATGCCTTCTTTCTTCTGCATGTCGGCATACTGCTTCGGTGTCATCTTGCCAGCAGGAATAGCCTTGGCAGCTTTCTTTGCCATAGTCATATCCTTGCCCTTCTCGCCTTCGGACTTCTCACCCTTCATGTATTGCTTGGGAGTGATCTTGCCGCTCTTCAAAGCTTTGGCTTCTTTCATTTCCTCAGCCTTGGTGTCTTTGCCTTTAAACATTTTCATCGCGTCTTTGTCCTTCATGGTTAGCCTCACTGCATAAAGTTTGTATCTGCTAAGCTTTTCAGTACCTGCTCTGCTGTGTTGGGAACCATGCCACCGTCAGCCATTTGAGGAACCTGTTGCGGTACTGCGGTTCCCTCTGCTGGCATGCCGCCCGGTAATGATTCTTGCGGTGCGGCCACCACTTGCTGTGGTTGCATTTGGTTCGCCATCTGTTGCAGCATCTGCTGCGCAAGCATCTGGGCACGAGCTTGGATCTTCTGCTCTTCCATCGAGTTCTGATCCGGTACGATCTTGTTCGTGTCCATCTGCAACCCACGAGCTGCTTCACGCAACAGGTAGGCTCTACCTTCAACTCCAGTAATCTGGGAGTCGATCGGATTAGCAGTTGCCATCAAGAACTCATTGCGACGCATCTGCAGAGTCTCTTTATGCAACAGGCCAATTGCTCCTTTAGCAACAACGCGGAAGTCACCCTTGATGTATGGGTCACTGTCGAACATCATGTTGTGGATGTACAACTTCTGAACCATACCTGCGACCACACCGTCGATTGCAGCGATAGCTTGTTTGATACCTTTACTTGCATTGTCCATCAACATCGATAGACCAGATGCAGTACGGCCAGCGCCAGACACAGCGGAAGAACCGTACACATAGTTTGGAATGCCTGTGACTTCGTCAGCCTGTTTCGCAAACTGCATAAACACGCCGAGCAACTCTTGAGCATTCATGCTTGGCTGGAAGAAACGAACAGCAGGTTGTCCACCACCAGTGCGGTCAGACGTTGCTTGCCAAATCTTCCAAGGATAGATCTCAGTGATCTGCTCACCATCGGGTAAGCGGTCAACTGTAACCTCAACCTGTGGGCCAGAAGCGACTGCCATGTTGTTCGCGATGGAACGGGCAGCAGCGTTACACATAGTTTGGTTGTCGCGCATGATCTCAGGCAGAGCCACACCCCAGAAGGAATGAGGAACATCTTCCCAAGAAGCAACACCGTATGGGCGATGACCCAATGGATCAGGGTTCAGCACAACCTTCCACATGATGCCATCTGTCCACCAAGCATTGATCTCATAGATCTCTTCAGGGTCGATGTCAGTCATGCCCCACTCAACCAAGTACTGCCCAGTGACCGAGCCCCAGAATTCAATGGTCTCTACTTCACCAGATAGCAATGGATAGCGGAAAGGTTTGCCAGCCAAGACGCGCTCTTCGTTGTCGCCTTGAATCCATGTGCGATAGCCGGACATTGCAAAGCGATCGATTACCGTTTGCAGTGCATCGTTATCTACACCCGGGGTGCCACGCATAGCTTGCAGGCTATTCGCATTTAAGCGGTGACGCTGTATCAGGTACGCATCGTTCACGCCAGTAGAAGCTGGAGCGGGGAAGATGTCGTAAGGCGAGACGCGCTCGAACTCTTCGACAAACTCAGTCATAACGATAGGGGTAAACTCTGGCCCCCATGCCATGCCCTTGCGACGCTTGATCACTGGCCCCTTCATGATAGCCGAAGGGAAAGTTGTAAAGTCGTTAATGAAGTTCTTCAGCTCAGGCTGGAACTTGCCGCGGCCTAGCTGGTCTTCAATCTTGTCACCCATGCGACGAGCAGCATCTTCAGCCTCTTGCTTTAAGCGCATAGAGATTGCCTCATGGACTTCCTCCATACGGGCGCGGAATGTCTCAGGGTGAAGCTCACCACCTTCGGCTATGAACTGCTCAGCCTCCATGCGAACCAGATCAATAATGTTCCGGCGCATCTCGGGTGGCATCTGTGGCGTATTGGAAACCTTCAGATCAAAGACGCGGTCTTGCTGATTTAGCATCACGTCAGAGATCCATGCTTCAGCAGCACGGCACTTCACGTCGGTCAGCATCATATAAATATCTGAGCCGCCGACTCGTTGGATTTCCATCATGCGGTCAGGGTCATACTCACCCCTACGCTGACGTTCGCATTTCAGCAGCCGCTCGACAATTACAGCCTTTGCGGTCTTAGCCTCATCCCAGCACTTGCCAACGTAAGCGCCGAGATTAGATTCGAAACGAGCGTTTGACTGAAGATCGTCTTCACCGTCTATTTCGATTTCGACCTGCGGTCTGTTGATTGCATATCCCATTTATGTCCATCCCTTAGAGGATACTTTGTGTATTGACTTTGCACGAGCTGGCGAAACTCCACTTCTAACCTTCAGGCATCCGTACTGGATTGCATCCTGAATGTGAGAATAGATATCCTTTACCGGCCTATCCTTATACCGTGCAAGTCCAGAGGTCTTTAACCTCTCATACTTGTACCTACCTAAAAAACCCTTGCGAATGTTTGTGCATCGCGGGTTCACAGCAAAGGCAGGTTTACCATCACTCATCTTCGTCATGAAGTAGGCGACAGCTTCTCTCCTCGGTATGAAGTCGTTAGTCGGCGCAGGCTCTGTGTATATTCCCGCTTCAAGCAACTCTTGGAGACAGGTTCGTTCGTCAGTTTGTGCGCGAATGTTGCCAGCAGGGTCGCCAGCAGATACGAGTTGGGAGTGACCATAGTTGTTACTCAGATAAGGTTTAACGACATCATTGGCAAACTGACGGATACCCATATCTTCTGATATCAATTCGTCAAGTATTGTCAGTCTACCAGAAGGCGACACTTGCATAATCGCACATGCTGGCGTAAGTCCGAAGTCCCACCCAAGGATAATGGGGAGACCCGGCGTTGCCTCTATGTTATTAGGAAGGCAATGTATCTTGTCGTTATACTCTGGATAAACAGGCTTACCATCCAGCGTCGTACCATAGTTTCCAAGCACAAACACATTGATCCAATCAGAGCCTTTACTTGGCAACTGTTGGGTGTAGTAGTCATACCCTGTTGGTATATTCCGAATGTTCTCTGCCTCTGGGTTAGGCACATACTCACCGTCAACCAGAAGCATTGCTCCGGGCTGGCGGAAGAAGTGCCATTCTTCAGGGCGTTCCTCTTCGGCTACCTTGTAGTACCAGTGGTCATCATCAGGTGGGTTCGTGTCAAGAATAATCCCGTGCCAGCTAGGGCCACCTTGGATCATTGACGGGAAACGTCCCACACGCTGTGTGACCATATCAAAGATCTCTTTAGGAATCTCAGAGGCTTCGTTAATCCAAGCGCCTGTCAATTCCAACGATCTCAGCTTACCAGTTTCGGTAGGCTTGTCTAATGCCATAAACATAACTTCAAGTTCCAGCGAGGTGCCATCACCTATGTTGCCAATCTTCATTGTCGAGGTGATAGGCGTGTCCCACTTGATCGGGGCTACGTCTGCTGGGAACCACGTCTCCCACGTTTTGATTGTGGTTGACTTGAGTTCGGGGTAGGTGTTACGAATAATAAGCCATCGAGAACGGCGAACATTGTCGCGGCTAGGACGCTGTCGCAGAGCGCGAGATACGATCTCCACGCAGCAACTGCTGGATTTGCCCGAGCCCACTGGCCCCATAAGACCGCGCACGAAAGCATCGGATGCATGGAACTTGGCTGCATTCTTTCCGGGCGGTCTGTAGTTAAAAGTATTTTCACTCACAAATCAAAACTCTTTCCGAAATGTCAACTTCACTGACTTCAAGTCCGGCGAGGCTTGGATTCCAAAGTCACCGTGCTTGGTCATGTAGGTAGCATCTACGGCATCAAGGCTTGCGCCAGATTGACCGCCACCTTTCCAGTGAGAGCCAGACACGCCTAAGTTTAAGGTGCCATCTTCTCCGTGGTATACGTTCCGACTTAAGCGGCCACCGCCTCCGAAGTTCTTAGCGTCTTGTCCACTAGCCGAGTAGGAGATATCAAAGCCGGGATCGAAGTCATCCTCACCCCCTTCGATGTCAGGAAGCGAACCATCAGCCATCTTCTTGACACCAACCATTTTGGTTTTGTCGTCGATCTTGCGAACAGTCTTCTTAAAGTTGGTGCCAACCCAATCAGGTTTATTCCCCATCCTTGTTCTCCTCAGGAGCTGTCATGTTCAGGTTGAAGGTGATCGGTGCTGCATCCACATCCATCTTGACATCTGAGAGATCAGGCAGAATCTTACGCAGAAGAATCTCAGTAGCACGAACTTGGGTAGCTGTCATCTCGACTTTGCCATTGGCGTGGTCGGTCAGGCGATTGATCAACTGAGCTGCTTGGATCTTTAACCGTGTGTTTTCGTTCGGATTCGTGCTGCCATTGTTTGTCCTATAGTTTTTGAACCCCAGCCTTGTCGAAGGCTTTCAGGATTGAACCACCCAGAAGGATCAAGTCCTCCCTAGTGTGGAACTCCATGAGGTTGATCTCAGCTTCGAACAAATGCGGGGTGCCTTCGATGTTGACCATCCCTGTCAAGAGAACCACCTGAGGAGCAATTGCTTTTTTAATATCGCTCTCGTGTGTGACCTCAATCCCTCGCAGGGCTTCGTAGGTATTTAGAAACTTCTGTAGTTCTTTAATAGGTATCATAAAAATAATAAGTGGAGCGGATCAGGAGAGTCGAACTCCGCGGTCGTCAGCTTGGAAGGCTGCTGCGCGCCCCTTGCGCTTGTTGACCCGCATTGAAACTTATAGGTTACAGAAAGCCTCACAAAATGAAACCTTCAGGTTACTGGCTACTCATGACGGACTTGAACCGCCACCATTAGTTTTGGAGACTAGGATGCTGCCATTACACCAATGAGTAGTAGAAAACCCCCCGGTCACTCCAATGTAAGCGCCGTGCATTCACACTCGGTTCATCGTAGGA